CAAGCTCTGATAGGTCCGATCGCTAATCTCGCAGGAGGTTGGCTGGACGCAAAGACTACTAAGCAGGCTGCAGAAGCCAAGCTCAAGCTGACCGAGGCCGAAGCCAAGGCCAAGATCATGCTGTCTGAACATACGAGCGTTGCTGATTGGGAACGCATCATGGCAGAGGGCGCTAAATCAAGCTGGAAAGACGAATGGTTCGTAATTGTGCTGTCAATCCCGCTGATTTTAGCCTTCATTCCCGGTGCAGAAGGGTGGGTAGATCGTGGGTTTGAGCAACTTTCCAAAGCGCCGGACTGGTATTTTTATTCGTTAGGTATCGCAATAAGCGCCAGCTTCGGTGTTCGCGGTGCGCAGGCTTTGTTTAAGAGGAAGTGATGGAAAACCTAAAGTTACCTGTAGCCCTCGTGGCAGCTATGGCCGTTCAACTTGCCGCTGGTGTGTGGTGGGTAAGCCAACAGGCCGCTACCATTGCCAGCCTTGAAGAGACGGTAGGTCAAATCGGGTCACGCATGGCGATTGAGGACAACATCAACCTCAAACGTGATGTCCAAGACAATGCAATGGAAATCGAATACGCTTTCGATGACCTTGATGAGGTCTGGGATGAACTAGCTAACTTAGCTAACTCCATTGGGAAGGTTACGGCGTTGCAGCAAAGAGTTGCTTTGATTGAGAATGATTTGAAGTATATTGGCCGTGACCACGATGGAATACTAAACATGAAAGGTGGTATGAAATGACTTTTAAACTATCACAACGTAGCCTTGACCGCCTTGAGGGGGTTGACGACGATCTTGTGGCAGTCGTGCGCTACGCAATTAACGCAACCAAAACCGATTTTGGGGTCATTCAAGGGCTTCGCACGATTGAGATGCAGAAAGAGCTAGTGGCTAAGGGTGCATCTCAGACAATGAAATCCAAGCACCTTGATGGACTTGCTGTTGACCTCATGGCTTATATTTCGGGCCGCGGATCATGGGAACTGAATCTCTACGACGATCTCGCCGATGCTATGAAAGAAGGCGCAAACATGGTAGGCTGCAAAGTACGCTGGGGCGCTGCTTGGCACATTGACGACATCCGTAAGTGGGACGGTACAATGGAAGACGCTATGAACGAGTATATTGACTTGCGCCGCTCCCAAGGGCGCCGTCCGTTCATCGACGGTCCACATTTTGAGTTAATGAGGTAAGGTATGAAACAGACGTTCGACGCCGAAACACTAGATACTGGTATCATCCGCAGCGCACATACCGTTGAGGTTGTGTGCCAAAACTGTGGGTATGACTTGGACGAAAGCGAACTTGTGGCGGATACGTGCGCAGATTGCGGTGCGTCGCTCGCGGTGAAACAAAGTGTACAGATTTCGGTTACTTCGGTGCCGCTTTCCGGTGCCTCCATGTAGGATACGACCATGCCTCTCCAGCAGCTAAAATTTAAACCGGGTATCAACCGAGAAGTTACGTCCTACACCGCGGAAGGCGGGTGGTACGACATGGATAAAGTCCGGTTTCGGAACGGGTTACCCGAGAAAATTGGTGGTTGGACGCGGGTTTCAAATCGTACGTTCCAAGGAGTATGCCGCGCGCTATCTTCATGGGTAGGGCTAGACCAAGAAACGTATACGTCAGTAGGCACAAACCTCAAGTACTACATTGACCAAGGCGGTGCGTATTACGACGTTACGCCACTCCGTGCGACTACCGCTGCAGGGGATGTGACCTTCTCCGCGACAGACGGTAGTACCACGCTCACAGTAACAGACACATCACATGGTACCGATGTGGGAGACTTTGTTACGTTCAGTGGTGCGGTGTCTCTCGGGGGTAACATTACCGCCGACGTGCTAAACCAAGAGTATCAAGTCGTAACTGTCCCCACCGCAGACACATTCACAATAACTGCTACTGCGACCGCAAACGCTTCTGACACGGGGAACGGCGGGGCGTCTACGGTAGGTGCATATCAAATTAGTCCGGGGCCAGAGTTCGCTGAACCTGTAAGTGGGTGGGGCGCCGGTCCTTGGAGTGCAGGCACATGGGGTTTTGGTATAGCCGACACCTCCGACTTAGAAGCCATACGCGTGTGGAGCCAAGCAAACTTCGGCGAAGACCTTGTTTTTGGTCCCCGTGGGGGCGCGCTGTACTACTGGGACACATCTGCGGGTACAGGCAACCGTGCTGTACTTGTCTCCTCTCTTGGGGGCGCGTCCAATGTCCCCACAGTACAGAATTATGTACTCGCCTCTGACACAAGCCGCTTTGTATTTTGCTTCGGTGCAAACGAACTTGGAGGTTCTACACAAGACCCGCTGTTAGTACGCTGGTCTGACCAAGAAGACGTTACAAACTGGACCCCTGCAGCAACAAACCAATCTGGGAGCATTCGGCTTTCTCGGGGTAGTGAAATTGTCACGGCGATGCAATCCCGGCAGGAGATTCTCGTTTGGACTGACACCGCGGTGTATTCCATGCAGTATGTCGGCGCGGGCAGCGGCGTGTGGAGCTCCCAACTTATGGGGCACAACGTCTCTATCGCTTCGCAGAACGCTGTAGCATACGCCAGTGGCGTATCGTTCTGGATGGGGCTAGGCAAGTTCTATATGTACGATGGGCGGGTGCAGCCTTTGCCCTGTGCAGTGAAGCGTTATGTGTTCAACGACTTTAACGAGCAACAGTACCAACAGGTGCACGCAGGCACTAACGAACAGTATAACGAGGTATGGTGGTTCTACTGCTCCGCTGACTCCACTACAATCGACCGGTACGTTGTGTATAACTATGTGCAGAACATCTGGTACTACGGCACTATGGGTCGCACTGCATGGTTGGATTCAGATTTAATCTCTAACCCGATAGCCGCCACATACAGCAATAACTTGGTGTCCCATGAAGTTGGGCTAGACGACGCCGAAACCGCTACCCCCGTGCCTATAGACGCGTACATCACATCTACGCAGTTCGACATTGATAGTGGCGACAGGTTCTCGTTTATTTGGCGCGTGCTGCCTGACATGACCTTTTCCGGGTCTACAGCTGAGTCCCCTGCGGCGACTATGACCCTCCTGCCGCTGGCTAACTCCGGCGCTGGGTACAACAGCCCGCTGTCTGAAGGCGGCGTAAATAGCGCAGCGGTGACTCGCACTGCCACTTTGCCTGTTGAACAGTACACTGGGCAGATAAACACCCGCGTGCGTGGAAGGCAGATGGCGGTAAAGATCGAGTCCAACGCACTAGGGGTGCAGTGGCAGTTAGGTACACCGAGAATAGACATCCGCCCTGATGGGAGGCGCTGATGGCTAACCAGATAGATCGTCCAGAACCACCAGCGATTCCACTCCCCACGTCGGAGTATAATCGCCCGTACATGGACCAGAAAGACAACGTCTTTCGCCTGTTCTTTAACCGTCTGATCTCCACACTGAACGCGCTCCTTAGCACCGATGATGGTGGTAAGGTCCTGTATATGCCCCGTGGCCTGTTCTACAGCACCGTTAATCAGGCAGCAGCCGCGGTGGATACTGGCTATCCGGTAGAGTTCGAGAACACCTATATTGGTAACGGTGTTTCGATTGCCGGTGCAGACGATACGCGCCTGACAGTCAGCGCAGACGGGGTTTATAACTTCCAAGTTACTCTGCAGACCGCACATACAAATTCGTCGGACGTTACAGTTACCACATGGATCAATAAGAGCGGTACCGATGTGCCCTACGGCGGGCAGGTGCAGACGGTGAAAGGCAATGCTACCCGTGCACTGTACTGGAACTTCTCTATCGACCTACTGGCAGACGATTATATTGAGATGTACTGGGCGACAGATGACACCGCCCTGTCGCTCTATACTGAAGCAGCTACTAGCTTGCACCCCGGTGTACCCTCGACCATTGTGGCTGTATCGTTTGTCAGCAACTTGTAAATGTTACGCCCCTAAAGTAACCTGTATGTACCCTTAACAAACGAGGTGCGATATGGACTTTTTAGAACTTTTTGACGCGGTTGTGCGCGAGTGCAAACCGACACTAGATGACTACACCAAACCCGAAGGCATGGACGTTGAGTTGGCGAACCTCGGGCTGGATAGCCTAGACTTCGCTCTGATCTTTATGACGCTGGGTGACATGCACGGTATCCCCGAGGATATTGCGGATAGCCCACCGGAACTCACAACGTTGCAGGACGCCAAGGACTTTATATACGAGCACAAGGTCAAGACGTTTGATTCAGTGGAAGAAGCTATGAGGGCGGTAAAATGATCTATATGACTCATTGCGAAACAACATACGCCGAAACCACCACCCTAGTAGACGACATTCGGTATCCCCAACGCGCGCATATAATCCCGGAAACATTCCGTCGGGCCAAGTCCGGCATGTCATACCCCCCGCACAAGCTGTTGGAGAGTGTTGTCACACAAGACGTACGGGATTACGTACGTGGTAACGCCACATCTGGGAAGACAGCGTTCATCTTTGCCGCAGGCAACCAAGGTTGGATGGGCAACAACGGTCGGTACGACAAGAACCCTGACGCGGAGCTGCACTATAAGGTGAAGGTGCCATTTATTGTGCTGACCAACATCTACGCAGGGCGAATCGCCAGTATGTTTGGTCCTGTCGACCACGTATCCACAGATGCTAGCGCCTGCGCGTCGAGCCTCAAAGTGTTGATGGATGTATATAACCTAGTAACGAACTACGGGTTCACCCGTGTTATTGTGTTGAGTGGCGAGGATGCGGTTAACAACCTGTCGTTGGAGTTCTTTGGCGAGGCCGGTGCTAGTATACAGGCGGAGCAGGATATGAAACCCTCGGCGTTTGACGGTGAGAATCAGGGGTTCTATCTAGGACAAGGTGCAGTTTTGTCTGTGTTTGAGACCGATCCCGCCAAACAACCACTGGCTAAATTCCTTGGAGCCTACAGCGCAGCGGAAGATAATACTAACCCGCTGGGGCAACGAGAGGACGGCGCTGGGTACAGTAAAGCAATAGAAGGCGCTTTATGGGTAGCCAAAACCCCCGCAGATAGTGTATATATGGTCAAAACGCATGGCACCGGTACTCCGGTCAACAATGCTGCAGAGAAAACAGCCCTACAAAGATCGCTACCTGAGTTTATTGCCACGTCGTATAAACCTCGGATCGGACACACCATGGGGGCTAGCGGATTGTTGGAGACGGGGCTTATGCTTCAAGACATTAAAACTGGTACTATACCGGCGATTCCAAACCGGACGGAGTCTGACTCTGTTTTTGTATCTGCAGCCGCTCCCGTGCGGGGGAATAAGTTCATCAGTCTAGCTGCTGGCATGGGTAACATATACTCCGCGGCTTTGTTCTCGGCGG